AGATCTCTGTAGGGATTCTTCTAATTATTTGTCCCTTAAGGATACTCTTAAAGAAAAAATCAATAAAGCAGAGGGTGTAAAAGTTGAGAATAAAACCTCCTACGAAGTTATGCGATTTTGGGAGAAAGCTTTCTCTGAACATGGGATAGTTAAATATATTATACGAAATATACTTGATTATTTTAATAAAAGGAGCAATTATTACCTTTCCTATCTATCTGAAAACAAATATTTTGTGGAGTTTGATGAGGAACTGTCTGAAAAAATAGAGACTAATGGCTCTATCATCCCCTACATATCTTTATCAGGCGGGGAGAAACGGAAGATTAATCTTGCTGTATTATTAGCACTAAAAGACCTCCTTCTCTTCACTGATAAGCACCAGTGCAACCTACTCTTCTTTGATGAAGTTGCTGAGAATCTGGATGAGGAAGGGGTACAAGGACTTTATAACTTATTACAAGAAATTAAGAAGGACAAAACTGTTTTTGTTATTACACATAATAAATATCTTAAAACCCTTTTGGATTCTTCCCCTCGTCTCTCTATAATCAAAGAGCTAGGGACCTCAAACATACTGGAGAAATAGACATGGCATTGGCGCAATTAAATAAACTAGGACAGGAAATTTTTGAAGAACGGTATGCGTATCCTGGCGAAACCAAATGGAGTGATAGAGCCAAAGTGATTGCTCACATCGTCGCTTCAGCAGAGAAGGATGAGGACAAAGAAAAAATTGAAAAAGCAATCTATGATGCGGTCGGTTCTGGGGACCTTATTCCAGGGGGTAGAATTATCTTTGGTGCTGGTCGCAACCGTGGGAATCATAATTTGCTTAACTGCTATGTTATTATTCCAGAGGATAGTGTTGATTCCATTGGAAAAACTGTCATGGATATGTACAAGATCTCCTGTGCAGGTGGAGGAGTAGGGTTTAATGTTTCAAAGATTCGACCTAAGGGAGATGACATTGGAAGCGTAACTAATTCAGCCCCTGGATCAGTTTCGGTTCTTAAAATGATTAATGAGGTAGGTGAACATGTACGAGCGGGAAAGAATAGGAGGACTGCTCTTATGGGTATCCTTAATGTTACTCATCCAGACTTGCTTGATTTCCTCCATGTTAAACTTGACAAAGGAGAACTCAACAATTTCAATATCTCCGTAGCTATTACTGAAAGGTTCTTAGAAGCAATTGAGTTAGATGAGGATTGGTATTTTACTTTTAACAACAAAGAGTATCATGCGTTTGATGTAGCTGTAACTAACGGTAAGCAGGGGCTTAAGGAACACATTCAAGTTATCGGACTGGATGAAGAGGATGTACTGCAAAGAGCTAATAATTTTTATAAGGTTCATTGGGAAGATGAATTCGAGATCATTTGCCAACGAGATATTAAGGCTCGTAAATTATGGGAAGTTATCTGGAAGAACTCTGTTGAAACAGGAGACCCAGGGATCTACAACATAGACCTAGCAAATAAATATACAAATGTTTCGTACTTTGAAAAACTTGATTCAACTAATCCCTGTGGGGAAATCTCTTTGCCATCTTATGGGAATTGTTGCTTGGGGAATATTAATCTTAGCAACATGGTATTGGATGATGGAAGTGATGTAGACTGGAAGAGGTTAGCCCGTACCGTTAGGACAGGGGTTAGGTTTCTAGATAATGTATTGACAGTTAATACTTTCCCTACGGATGAGTGCAAAAAGGTTGCCCAAAAGTCTAGGCGAATTGGGTTGGGGGTTACTGGTCTACATTATATGTTTATTAAATTAGGCATTCGCTATGGTGATGAAAAATGTTTGGAGTTTCTTGAGAGGCTCTTCAGCACTATCCGTGACGAGGCATATAAAATGTCTATCTACTTGGCTAGGGATAAGACTCCTTTTGCCGAGTTCGATTATAAGAAATACTTAAATGAAGATTACGCAAAAACGCTCCCTGCTAGGATCAGAATGCTTATCAAGAGGCACGGTATTAGAAATGCTGTCATGCTTACTATACCTCCTTGTGGTACTATTAGTATGCTGCATGGGGTTTCTAGCGGTCTGGAGCCCATCTTCTCAGCTATGTATAATAGAAGATACCGACACGCTAACACATGGAAGGAGCAGTTGGTAGTGGACCCCTTGTTTCAAGAGTATTACGATTTAGGCTTACCCTTAGATAATTTTGTGGGAGCTTATGATGTAACCCCTGAAGACCACATAAAAGTTCAAGCTACTGTGCAAAAGTTTATTGATTCGTGTATCTCTAAGACGATTAACCTCCCTGCGGACTCTTCAACCGAGGAGTTCTCACAAGCGGCTTTGGACTACGCACCTTACCTGAAGGGCTTAACAGTATACAGGGCTGGCTCAAAGGGGAACGAGCCTTTAGAGGCAATACCCTTAACTGAGGAAAACATTACTAAATATATGATGGGACCTGACAACCCACAGGCAACTGCAACTGGTGATAGTTGTTCAATGGTTGAAGGTCAGTGTTAACTAGAATGGAGATTATATATGTTTAAAAAAATGAATTTTGTTTCGTCTATCCTATTTAAGGATAGGTTTAATGTCCCCTTTATGGGGCATCGGATGAGCCTAGCTGAGATTTTGTTTAGCTTAGGTCTTTTAGGTGGTGTAGCTTACATCCTAGCACCTCTGCTGTAGATGCCCGTGGGGAAGCAGTTTATAGAGTGGGAGGGGATAAAGCTAATTATTGAGGAGAAATCTATGAAATCAAAGAAGAACCAATTCAACACCCCTCCTCTTGTAAAAAGAAAACCTTTTAAAAGAAGGGACGATCAAGTAACAAGGGAAACTATTGCGCTTGCTATCCTCTACGCTACTCTAGGCTTCGTAGGTATCTACGCATTAATAAACTGGTTGGGTTAAATGGCTAAGTACGATTATATATGCAGGGAATGTGATATGGTATGGGAGGAGGACTTTCCTTTCGCTAAGGCAGAGAATACTATTCCGTGTCCAAACTGTGATGCATCATCTCCTAGGTATTACGGAGATCAAATCCCTACCATTCACTTTGATAGGAATGATACTGATTTCCATTCTGTAAAGGCTAGTAGGAGGAAAGCCCCCGTTCAGGACTTTAAGGAGTGGCAGAACACTGAGGCTAGAAAATCCGAAGACAGGCAGAACGAAGGGTGGAGACATTACTCAGAAATGAAGATTAACCATGAGCATTGGGCCAAAAAGGGTGTAGCTCGATACATGGGAGACAAAGAAAACTCAGAAAAGAACGAAAGTGCTAGAAAAATCATGCGCGATCACTATGATAACTCGAACCTCAAGGCTTCGGACCTTATACTAAACAAACCTAACATTACCCAGGGAACGACCAATGTGGATCGTTCTCAGGGATAACAAAAAACAACGATGGCTTACAATTTCTCGGAAAATATCCAGAGGGGTATTTTATATCTTCTCAAGTCTAATAAAGACTTCTACGCTCAGATCGTTAACCTAGTTAAAGGGAATTATTTTGAATACCCTACACACTCTACTCTTTTTGGAGTAGTAAAGAAGCATTACGAGAAGTATCATTCTCTTCCTAATGATGATTTTATTATTCAGGATGTAAGAGCGCAGAAAAGAGATGGCGAACTCCTCTCTGATTTTGAGGATGAACTCTTCCGCATTAATAATTTAGACACTTCTTCTCTAGATAACCCTGAGTATTTCCTTGATCTTATTGAGGATTTCGCTAAGAAGGAAGCCATGAAGCAAGCCATCCTTCAGTGCGTTACCTTCATTAAGGAGGATAGGATTGAAGAAACGGAGGAGGTTGTTCGCAAAGCTTTAACCGTTAGTAGAGATGTTGATACAGGACAAAACTATTTCACGGATTTTAGTGACCGCTGGAGGAGGATGCTAGATGTTAGCTCCAAGACTAAGTTTAAAACTTTCCTCCCTTCTCTTAACAATGCTCTGGAAGGGGGTTTAGGATCTAAGGAGTTGTCCATGGTGGTTGCGCCTCCTGGGGTAGGAAAGTCTTTGTTCCTAGTTAACCAAGCAGTTGATTCTATGATGGAGGGGCGAAAAGTTCTTTATGTTTCTTTGGAGATGTCGGAGGATAAAATCGCACAGAGGTTTGATTCTGTTATGACCCTTATCCCGCAGTCCAGGCTTGGAACAGACCCCACCTCCGTTCAGGAGCGTCTAGACATATTCTCTAACAATTTTCCGAATAGTAAGTTAATCATTAAGGAGTTCCCTACAGGGAATGCTTCTGTTAATAATATTAGATCCCTTCTTGTGCAGCTTAAAAACTATGAAGACTTTGAACCTGATGTATTAGTGGTAGATTACTTAGAGCTTCTTCGTCCCACTAGAGAGGTGTTAGCGGAGTACCATGCCCAACAGAGGATTGCGGAAGAGCTAAGAGGGTTAGCTGTGCAGCATGATTTCTTAGTGTGGACAGCGACCCAAACTAATCGCCAAGGTAGATCCGTTAAACTCATTACCGATGCGGAGTTGGCTGATGCCTATGGTAAAATTAGAACTTGCGATTTTGCGGTATCTCTTAACCAGACCGAGGAAGAGTTTGATGAAGGCTCCATGAGGGTGTATGTTATGAAGTCTAGGAACAGTAGGCAGAGGTTTATTGTACCTATGGAGGTCGATTATGGTGTACTTAGAATGCAGGAGGTTGCGATATGAAATCCACCCACATTTTTGAACTCATCTCTACTAATGAGACTCTTCAAACTGTCAATGCTGGATGGGCTGTATTTACTATCAAAATAGTAAAAGGTCTTAAATCAGCCAAGACTAACTGCTGGGGCACTTGTGATTTTGATACTTACGAGATTCATATGGAAGAAAAGATGGAGGATGGACCAGCCCGTGAGACCCTTTTCCATGAGATCTGCCATGTCTTGTTAGAACTCTGTGGGATGGGGGGAGAAGGTGAAGGAGAAAATGAGGAATTTATTTACGCTTCCAATGAAAAAATCACTATAACAATGTCCCGAGCGATGATGATGTTCGCTCGACTCAACCCCGAACTAGCTAAAGAACTACTACTATGAACGAATTTGAACAATTTTTAAATACTTTTAAGTGGGAAGACTTTTCAATACTAATAAAAGAATTGACAGCGGTAGACAGGAATAATCTCAATCAAGAGATGGCAAACCTACCTTCCCAATATGCGTACTGGAACGCTGTATTATCTCAGGCTAAAGCTAGACTGGATCGTGGAACTTATGACACGGAAAGGTATAAGGCTATGAAGTCTATCGAATGCCAGGATATGTATAAATCTACGGGAAAAAAAGCCACTGCTAAAGACATGGAGAACTATGTAAATAGTAGTGAAGACTATGAGGAAAAGAGTAATAAGCTTATTACTCTTAATCAACTTTACCTTTCGCTTAAAGGATTAGTGCAAGCCCTTTATGCGAAAAAAGATATGCTTGTACACTTAGCTTCTAACGAACGAGCCGAACTAAAACTTTATAACTAATAAGGAGACAACATGGCTATTGATCTAGATAAAATCAGGGAAATTCATAATTCCCTACAAAACCAAGGATCTGCTGACGGCAGTTTCATTAATAATTTCTTCCAAGTAGTTGAGGGGACTAACACAGTTCGTGTCCTTCCCCCCAAAGAGGAAGGTCAAGACTTCTACTCGATGACAAAACTTCATCGTGTCCGTGATACGGAGGGTAGGATGAAGAGCTTCCATTGCAGGAGAACCCAAGGCGAAAGCTGCCCCCTCTGCGACCTTTACTTCGGTCTATGGAAGACAGGTAAAACCGAGGATCAGGACCTTGCCCGTCAAATTAAGGCACGGGATAGATACTACATGAACATTGTAGACAGAGAGACCACTAAGGTTAAAATCCTTTCGGTAGGTGTGATTCTCTTTAAGAAAATCGTTGCTACCATTATGGATGCTGACTATGGAGATATTACTGACCTTGAAAAGGGTCACGACTTCAAGATTATTATGTATAAAGAGGGGCAGTGGCCCAAGTATGAGCAGTCTGCTCCTCGACCCAAGCCTTCCCCCGCAGGATCAAGCGCAGAAATCGCTACCTGGATGGATGAGCTTCATGACCTTTCTTCGTTGGTTAAGCTGGAGGATTACGAAGAGCTTAAGGTTATTGCTGAATCTCTAGCGGTTCAAGGCACTATCTCCTCTGTGTCCAGAGAAGAGGCCTCCCCCGTGTCAGATGATGATTATCTGACCCGACTTAAAACTAATTAATTATGAAAAATATTATTATTACTTTAACCCTCACCTTCTTTCTAGGTGCTGGGCTCATGTCTTGTGCCGCTCTAGAGGGAGTCTTTGGAGAGGGTACAGTATTCACTACGGCAGATCAGCTTGAAGAAGGTCAGACGGGAGCCGTAATCCCATTTGATCAACTTCCTGATTCTGTCAAAGCAAAGATCCCAGAAGGGACCTCTGTTGTTATGGCAAACAAAGACCAACTTAAAGATGGTGCTGCTTTCATCCCTGCTGGGGGAGCCTTAGATGGTGACTCCATGGGGGGCATGATTGATGCTGGGTTTGGTATTGCCGCTACCTTTATTCCTGGCCTCGCTGCTTGGGAGGGCATTGTTACTATGTTCAGCAAGCGTAAGCGCAAGCATTACGGTAACATGGTCAAGGCTCTTGTCCCTACGGATAAGAATATGGACTTTGGTGGAGCGATGAAAGCTCTAGGCTCTGGCCTAGGTATCGCTCACTCCTCTGATGCTACCAAAGCTGTGCATGACGAGGAACACGCAGTCGCTAAGACTGTACCTCCGAAAAGTGAAACAAAAGCTTAATTTATAAAGCAGGTATACCTATAATAAGGGGAGTCTAAGGGCTCCCCTTATTTCTTATGGATAAATTAAAAATACTTGTGAGCCCTGCTAACGATGGTGGCTGTTCTTTTTATAGGGCATGGGATCCTTACCAAAAGCTTGCTCAACTTTACCCCGATCAGGTTGAGATCCGTTTTGATAAGAATCCACTAAATCTCAACGAGGAAAACGGTAAGCTGGGAGAGGAAGAAGATCTCCATAACCTCAAATGGTGTGATATTGTGGTAACTCAGAATATTGCTAATTACGGTGGTCCCTACACCGCTAGGTTATGTGGGATCTCTAAAAAATTCGGGAAGTTCTTCCACTATGACACAGACGATCTGTTGATTGATTTGTACGATGGTCATAGACTAAAGAAGGTGTATGAGGAGCAGAACCTTTACGAGATAACAAAGTTTATTTATAGCCATGCTGATCTAGTAACCGTTACTCAGAAAAAGTTTGCTGAAAGAGTTAAGCCTTATTGTGGTGGGGTTTTAGCTATTGTTAAGAACGCTATTGATTACACTCTTCCTGGTTGGAATGTTCCTAAGGAAGAGATACCTAATAAGAATCTTGTTAGAATTGGGTGGGCAGGGGGTATCCACCATGAGGAGGATGTTAAAGAGTTCGCAGGGGTTCCTCATTTTATAAATCAGAGAGTAGGGGCTCACAGGGTCTCTTGGGATTTTTATGGAGCCCCTCCCTTAGAGCCAGGGCAAGCTAGAGACTGGCAGCATGATGTGTGGGATAACTATAAACGGATTCTATTGCGGGGATTCAAGGGGACTAATAATTGGAATATTTTTAACGCTTTGGGGCCAAGGGATTATGGTGTAATGTTCTCTCGTATGGAGTTAGCAATCGCTCCTCTCCAAATGAATGATTTTAATGATTCAAAATCGGAAATTAAGGTAGCAGAGTGCGGGAAGTACCAAATCCCCTTAATTGCATCTAATGTGGGTTGCTATGATGAAACAATCGTTAATGGTCAGACGGGGTATCTCATTGACCCTGAAGCCCCCCCGAAAGAGTGGGTGAGAGTGCTGTTAAAAGTTATTAATAACAAAAAGCATAGAGAGGAGATGGGACGAAATCTTAAAGCCATTACGGATGAGTATTTTGATCTAAATAAGGTTGTAAAGCATAGGTTAGATCTGTACAGGGAATGCTTTAGATTACAAACTGTAAACCTGAAGGCAGGTTTGGCTGAGGTGATTCAGGGGAAGGCAGTTGGGGATTTAGTTAAGAGGATATCTGATAAAAATGACACTAACTTATAAACACTCTGGGGATATGGGGGACATTATTTTTTCCTTGCCCGTTATTAAAGCTCTTGGAAAAGGGACGCTCTATCTCGACCCGAAGGGAGGAGAGAATGAACCTTTAGTTAATTGGTCTCAACACAGCCACACAAAGCTTAACGCTTTAGGTATTACGCATCTTACCAAAATCCTGTACGAGCAGGATTACATAGAGGATGTTAAATACTGGCAAGGAGAGGTTGTCACTCATAACCTTGACGAGTTCAGAAAGCATGTGAAGTATAATAATCTTAGTGACTCCCATCTAGCAGCGTTTGGCTTAGATCCTAAACTTAGAGACGAGCCTTGGATCACTGTTCCTCCGAAAACGCTAGACGGTAAAAAGATTATCATTAGCCGCAGTTGCAGGTATCATGGAAACTACTCTTTCTGGGAACAGCAGGTGTCTAACTCAGTTCTAGAGAAAGCAGTATTTATAGGTTATAAGAAGGAGTACGAGTATTTTTGTTACACCTTCCCCCACCTTAAAGTGGACTATTATGAGGTAGAGGATGGATACGAGATAGCTCAATTAATCGCTGGGTGTGAGCTATACATGGGAAATCAAGGCTTCCCTCATTCACTTGCTGAAGCAATGAAAAAGAAACTAGTAAACGAGGTCTTTAGACCTTATCCAGCAGCAGTATTTAATAGAGAAGGAGCGCAATATGTCTAAAATATACTATTTGTCTGATTTTTTTGATGGGGATAAGCTTGCGGGTGGAGCCGAGTATTCTGATGCGGCTATTCGAGAGTACCTCGATATTGATTTAGAGCTTTTATCTTATTACGATATAGAGGAGATCGAGGAAGACTCCTTTTATATTGTCGGGAATAGAAGTTTGGTAGAATCTAAGCACTTAGATGCTTTAGCCAAATATCAGAATTATATTATTATTGAGCATGACTACCAATTTATTACGGGACCAGGAAATGGAAGGAATCCTTATGTCTTCCAACAAGCTAAGGTCCCCGAAGAGTACATGGGGCAGTTGGAGTTCTATGAAAACGCTAAAGCGGTTTTCTTTCAGACGGATTTTCAGAAAAAGCTGTTTGATATAAATGAGGTAAAAGGCAATTTCATTAGTATGTCTACAACGCCCTACTCTAAAGAAGAGTTCTCCTTCTTTAGAGAACTACTTTCTGAAGAGCTACCCCCTAAGACTCGAAAGTTCGCTGTCGTTGATAGCCCCAAGGAAATCAAGAACACGCGAGGCGCAGTAACCCTGTGTACCAATCACTTTTACGATTTCGACCTCCTTCGCCCGATGGGCCGAGAGCAGTTCCTCAAAAAACTTTCCGAATATTCAGCTTTGGTTTTTCTACCTCTTACCCCTGAGTCATGTAGTCGTTTAGCTACTGAGGCACGGATTTTAGGTTTGAATGTTCTTACTACTCAAACTTATGGGGCTTGTACTGAGTCTTGGTTTACTCTCGCAGGAGAGGAGTTAGTAGATGAGTTAGAGAGACTTACCTTAGAGGAGAGTATCCCAGCGATCAAGAGCTACTTGCCTAATGAGTGATATTACTGCTATACTAACCTGCTATCGTCGCCCCCAAAACCTAGAGAAACAGGTGAAGGCTATTTTAGCGCAAAGTTGCCCCCCTAAGGATATTTGGGTCTGGAAGAACGCTCATGCAGAAAATGAGGGGTTTGATCCCTCTAAAATCGAAGGAATTACCGCATGTATTGGTTCTTCTCATAACTTTAAGTACCATGGGAGGTTTGCATTAGGTCTTCTCACAGCGTCGAAATACTTAGCTTTTTTTGATGACGATACCATCCCTGGAGAGAAATGGTTCGATAATTGCTTAGAAACTATGGATACGCATGAGGGCATTTTGGGGGGAGCGGGGGTCATTATGCATAGCCGAGTTTATGATATCCCAGGGTATGCCTGTCCACATACTAGAGTTGGATGGCCGAGTGCTAATGAAGAGGTTGAAGAAGCGGATTTGGTAGGTCATGCTTGGTTTTTAAAAAGAGATCATCTGAACCATTTGTGGCGAGAGATACCTTTTACTTTAGAAAATTGTGAAGATATGCAGCTATCATACATGGCTCAACGACACGGTGGGTTAAAAACTTACTGCCCTCCTCACCCTCAGAGTGATAAAAGCAAGTGGAGTTCTCTCCGACCGTTTGAATTAGGTGATGACGAGGTAGCCTCTTCAAATGCTGGAGGGAAAGACTACGCTTATTTTTGTAAACTCAGAAATAGCTTTGTGTCTTATGCTATAGAGAATGGTTGGCAGACCGTTAAAGAGGTGAAATGAGAATATTAGTAGCATACGGAACGCGACCTGAATATATTAAAATTCAGCCCCTTCTGAAGCAGTTTAGAAGGAATAGAGTCTCTTATAAAAGTGTAAGGATAAGGCAACACACTGATCTCCTTCCTGTAGATAGCGATCAGACCATTGAAGTCTTTGAGGATAAGATCTACCCCCTGAACCGCTTGGATACAATAGTTCGTTCCATTCTTTCTTCTTTTCATGTATTTGATGATATTACACATGTTTTAGTGCAAGGAGACACTACAGCCGCTTTTGGGATGGCTCTGGCTTCTTTTCATAAAGGTGTTCCCGTGATGCATTTAGAAGCAGGTTTACGGACTAACGATAAAGCTTCCCCTTTCCCTGAGGAAGTTAATAGACGGATGATTTCTTCTTTAGCGTCGATCCATTTTTGTCCTAGGGCTCAAGATAAAATGAATCTAGTAAAGGAGGGATATATCGGTGATAAAATATACATAACAGGAAACACGGTTATTGATAATATAAAGGATATGCCATCTATACCTAAATCCAATAACGAAGTTTTAATTACTATGCACAGGAGGGAGAATCACAAAGATATGAAAGAGTGGTTTTCTGCCATATCTAAGTTAGCCAGGAAACATAAAGCCTATGATTTCGTTTTCCCCATGCACCCCAATCCAAATGTTCAGGCGTACAGGAATCTTCTTAAGGGGGTAAAAGTGTGTGAGCCTTTTGATTATACTGAAATGAAAGTAAGGTTAGCTGCTTGTTCCTGTGTAATTTCTGACAGTGGAGGAATTCAGGAAGAATGTAATTATTTCAAAAAGAGGTGTTATGTTTGTAGAACCTCTACGGAGAGGTCATGTTTAACAAATGTAATGTGCTCTTCCCCTGCCGAACTGGTGAAGAGGTTTGATCCCGCTAAATCTTGTAATATAACGGAACCCTGCGAATTTGGAGATGGAAATGCAGCAGAAAAAATTACAAAAATCATCCAAGAGCTTTAAAGGAGACTTCGACCTTCTCCTTACCAAACTTAAAGAAGGCGAAAACTTTTCCTTTAGTAGATTTTCGGATGGTGAACTGTATATCTTAAAAAATCAGAAGTTGACCTTAAGTGAGGAAGGTACTTTCTGTAATGACAAAGACTACAATATTATCTATCCCGATAGAGATCTCAAGGAATTCAATCCTGATAAAGATTCTTTTTATAGGGATCGTTTGGTAGACGCATTTAAGTATAATGCTCCGAATTATTATAAAGGTTTAACCTGTAGATGCTGCGGCACAGACGAGCAGTTTGATTGGCAGATTGAGTTCATGGGTGAAGGTGACCACAATCTTACTTGGGCGAATTTGTGGTTAAATGCTAATTATAAACATTTTGTGGAGGAATTGGTTCCCGTGTTTGCCCAGAGGAAGCTAGTGTTCGTGTGCAATGAAGACGCTCAATTAAGAGATCTTCCTTTTAATATTCTTAAGCACTTTGTTGTAGGTAGAAACTGCTTAGTTAATAATTATAACTTAGTGGAAGATATAAAAGCATATATTGATGATAATTCTTTAGAGGATTGTGTGTTTCTTTTTTCCGCTGCGTCTTTAAGTAATATATTATGCCATCAATTATTCGAGCATTCTAATAAAAATACTTACATTGATATAGGAACCTCTATGCATCCTTATTTTGGTTTTGAGTTACAAAGGGCTTATCTTCGGGAGTACTGGTTAAATGAAGAAACTGAATTTGGGGATAGGGAATGCATATGGTAAATTTGCGATTGGTTCAAAACGAGGAACTTTACTACAGGTATATTTATTACCTTCGCATTCACCCCGCAACCAAAGACGGCTTCATGAGCCAAGATAAAATTTCTATAGAAGATCATTATAAGTTTATGGAAAAACATGAAGAGAATTACTATGTCTGCCTCTATAATGGGTTCACCTGTGGATTTGTGGGAGTGGTGGATGATGATGTTAGAGTATGTACCGATCCCTCTTATCAGAAGAAAGGCATAGGAAAGTTTATGCTTGAGGAGCTTAAAAAGTTATACCCCAACGCAAGAGCTAAAATAAAAAAAGAAAATAAGGCAAGTATCGCGTTATTCGAAAAGAGTAAGTTTAATTTTGAATTAGTATGAACGCTTATGATGTAGTAAGAATTTTTGAGAGTGAAGTCGCCAAGTACACAGGGGCTCCATATGCTGTAGCTGTAGAGAGTTGTAGCAATGCGCTACTTCTCTGTTGTGAGTATTTAAAAGTGAAGAAGGTTGAGCTTCCTGCTAATACCTATGTGTCTGTACCTAACGCTGTTATTAGAGCAGGTGGTAAGATTAAGTTTGTAGACAAATGGTGGAAGGGATCTTACACCTTAGACCCGTATCCCATTGTAGATGCAGCTAAAAGATTCACCTCTGGAATGTACGAGCCTGATACGCATATGTGTGTTTCTTTTCATGGTCGTAAGATTCTAAACGCTGGTCGA